ACTACCAGTACATAAACTTCCGCTTCAGCATTGATCGTAGAAGTAACAACAACTACGTTTTGACCTGATGTAAGAGTAATATTGTAAGTTCCATTTACTTCTGCAGCTACTGCTTGACCATTTAATTTAACAGCTATTGTTGCTGTCGAATCTTTCGGAGTTACAGTCAATACTGCAAGGTTGTTGTCGCCTGTTACAGACGCATCTGCCACCGCACCACTATAATATCTTATGTTCTCATTAAATACTCCAAGGTTCACGGTATTAGTTTTTTCGTCTTTCAGCACAATGTTTGACAAGCGAGCATCAACATAGTCAATAACCTTAACTATCGGATACATTTGTTTCAATCCACTTATGTCAAGTCTCTTGAATGATACACCGTCTAATGGTTTTCCGTCTCCATAAAGTTTAGTCAGATAGTATCTGTCATCTTCAAGGAACTTGTAATGGTCGGAGTATTCTATTTTGCCTTCTTTTCCAGTTCCGAGTCCAAAGAAGTATCTTCTTGCTAAACCGATTACTGCTTCACCTACAGGTACATGCACTGATTGTATTACTTTTGTTGGGAATGGGAATATATCATTTACCCAGGTTCCATTTACGAGCGCTGTTGTAGCTGGCATTAATCTTGTAAAATAATCTACTGGATTCACAAGGAATATTACTTCAGTTATGGTTCTTGCTAATCCATTTGGACCTACTGCTAATCCAGCAATTAATCCTCCGTATGTTGCAGGGTCAATCTCGTCTAAAGGAACTGCTACCAAAACCGGGTATCCTGTAACTGGATCTAATGCGCCGTTAGGATTTCTTCTCATTCCTACAGGTTCAGCTAATCCGTTACCGTCAATTATAGCTTTTTCAAGTCCGTTTGCTATGGCTTCTGCTAATATAGTTCTTACGTATCTGTCAATCCAAACTGGTCCAATTTCAAGCATTGCCTTGCAAATAGGGATGAATGCAGACAGTTTCTTTTGTTTTAAGTTAATAACTTGCGTTCCTGCGGTTATTTCTCTTACGATATCATCACAAAGCTGTCCCCAAGTTGCCATAAACCTTCCATCTAAAGTGCTAACTAATATTTCTGTTAGTATGCCTGTATTTTGGAAGTTGATAGCATTTAGCAATGGATGTGCTTCCAAAATATCTTCAAATACAGAGTCAATAACAGTTGCCGGCAATGTTTCGTCAATCAATGTAAGTGCTTGTTTCGGATTATTTGATTTCATTGCCTCAATAACTTTTTCATAATATTTTGTTTCTTGGGAAGTAAGCACCCTTGCTCCTCTTCCGGCTAAAATGTTGTTGTCTGAAGCTTGTACATAACCTTTTGCTTCAGCTAAAACTGCCTCTTGCAGCATATCTGTATATTCAGTAAATGCTGCTTGGAACGCTTCATCGTTCCCGTCTTTTAATGCTTGGTTAAGTTTGTTCATAATTTCGGCTTTTTGTAAAGCCAATAAATCTTTATTTTTCATGTGGTTCTCCTCTCTTATTTTAGAATTGATAAAAATATTTTTTGTGCTTTGTTTTCTTTTGGTTCCGGAATTGGTTCCGGTTCTGGTTCTGGCTCTATCGCCGGAGGTTTAAGCAAATTTTCGATATTTTTTAAATCCGCTTCTTTCTGAAATTCCGACACCATGCCCATCAGCGTTTTTCTTACGCTTTGGCTTGGGTTTTTATTTGTGCTGTCATTTATAATGCTTGTTGCAAATCCCATTTCCAAGGCATCTGCCGGAGCAATCCATGTTTCATTGTCAAGCATCTGTTTTAATTCTTCCTCACTTATGTTGATGTGATTTAAATAAGCGTTAATGGATGCCTGCGTTATTGTGTCCAAATCATCAGCTTGTTTTCTTAACTCTTCCGCATTGCCTGCTGTCCACATCCAGGCATTATGTATCATCAGTAATGATGAGTTTGACATAATTCTTTCATCGCCTGCCATAAAAACAATACTGGCAGCCGAGCAAGCAAATCCATCGTCATAAGTAACGATTTTAGCATTGTGGCGTTTAAGATTATTATAAATTGCCAAGCCCTCTGCCACTTCACCGCCGTAAGAATTGATAAAAACATTGATAACATCAACATCTAATCCTTCTATTTCTTTTGCTAACGTGTAACTGGAAACGTCACTGTCAAACCACTCCCATGATGTTATGTCACCGTAAATATTTATCGATGCTTCCCTATTTTCAACCAATAACGAATAATACTTTTTTTTCACCTACTCACCTCCCTCTTCATTATTAGATACCTTTGGAACACCTCCTAAGGAATTTAACAGCTCCTCTATACTGGAATAATTCTTTGTAATCCAATGCTGCCATGCCCAAGGCTCGTCAATTATCTGTTCTCCTACAAGTTTCCTTATGTCGTTGATACAGAAAGCTCCACTTGCTATTAACTTATCTATTGCAGTTGATACACTTAATAAGTCAATATGTTTAATTGCTTTGCTGTCAATTTCTAAGTAAGTTCCTTGACTGTAGTTTAAATAACCCGTTCGCTTGCGGTTTATCTCTTCCTGAAGAGTGTCAATTAGAGGATCAACCGCAAATGTTAATAGTACATCCACAACATTGTCGCCTATATTTGCTAAGTCACCTTTCAACAATACAGGCGGAATCCCATAGCTCCTTGCCGTAAAGTCATATATGTCATCAATCATAGCTTTAATATCTCTCGTACCTTCGTTGGTGTAGGTTTTCTTTTCGTTTTCTTTCCATTCTTGACCTCTACCTAAAGGTAATGCTGCATTATCACTGTTTAGCCATTTGCTTATTTTTTCATTTATCAGGCCATCAAAAGCTTCCCTTTCTGCCGTCCCGGCAACCGGTATTGTATCGTACTTAAATACACCTTTCGTACCTCTCGATTTTTGGTATGCACTCATACTATATGATATTAATTTGGCATAACTGTTATATAGACCATTTACCACATTTCGCATGTTGACTTCGTTTAGTTGAAAAAATAAAACCTCAGATTGCTTAAAGGTTTTATTAAATGTAAAGTCTTTGATTGTTACTTGCGTAAATGTGTCCTCATAGAGTGCATATTCTTTTTTTGAATAGCTATCGGCTACAATTAATTGTCCGTTTTGTTCTACAACCAGACATTCATTATGCCTGTAGAGCTGCGCTATTAATTTGTGTAGAAATGCGCTTGAATTTTGATTTTTGTTTGGTTCTATATTCCACAAATAGTATTCTTGCCTTTTTACCTCATCTCCTTTCAAGTAAGTTTTAAATTCACACTTACTTATTGCGTTTGCCATTAAGTTCGTTGCGGACCAGAACGCCATTTCTCTAATGTAAATATCACCAACTACTAAAGCATACTCATCTATATATGCATCAAGACTGTCACCACTTAACGGTATAGAGCCGCCGCCAAACTTATCTTTAAACCATGTCCATATGCTCACATTTTCCCACCTCCCTTATGTAATAACTGGTAAGTCATTAAACTCACTCCCTCCGGTATCTAATAAATGTTCTATAACAGTAGAATGAACACCTGCCATAAACGGGTCCGTCTTCCTGCTTTTACCTTCTATCTTTCCATAATAAAAATTGCCTGTATCGGTTCCCTGTTTCTTTCCGGAAGCAATAAGTTTAGTATTATTTGTAGCCCATCTAAAAAGAGGATTGTCTCCGCAAATTAAATAATGATTAACAAATATACTGTCAATCACCGGAACTATTTTCATTATATCTGAAGGTCTTACTAAGTATAGATTTTTATGTTCTTTATCAAAACCAATATCTTTTAATGCTTTTGCCAATAACGCATACCTAAAACCATCTACCGCAACCGCTAAAATATTATAAGACATAGCCATTTCTAAAATATAATCAGTTATCAAATACGGGCTTATCTCTACATCATCAACTAATGTCAACTTTTCATCATCAGCCCATTGTTGCCATGGTATTTTCAATCTTTTCAAATCAGCTGATTGTAAACATAGCCATGAATGACTTATTTTATATCTAATATCGCCATCCCTGAAATGTAAGTCCACACTGGCAAGGTCATTTATTTTAGTATAGTCAATTCCTATTACACATTGTCTGCCTATTAGATCCGGAAGAGGCTTATTGGTAGCCTCGATATTTTTCCATTCTGTAACTGCTATGTCTGCGTTTGACTTCGGCCAGTTCATTCTCTTTGTATAAAAGTCTCTTTCAATCGCTGGCGTGTATTTCATCTGGATGAATTCTTTTTCTATCTGCTTCCTAAGCTCCGGCAAATATTTTAGTGATGGATTCGCTTTATGCCACATATCCGGATTCAGAGCTTCTTCTTCTTTGTCAATGTGGTAAAGCAACGGTAAAAGTCCTAAATCTTTTATGGTTCCGTTTAATACATCGGCAGCGAGTTTAAGTTTATCGTCCAGGACGCCATCGCGAATATGTCCATTTGTAGTTATGTAAAATATTCTTGAATGTTTTCTCTTGCCAAAACCGCTTGTAAAGACACTAATCATATCATAGTTCTCATATTCGTGTATCTCATCAAATATAAGGCATGCTGAACGCTTACCGTCTTTTGTTCTCGCATTAGAAGTGTTATATTTTATATAAGAGCGTGTCTTTATGTTTGTAATAATTTCTTTAGTTTTTGTGAAGAACTTCTTTGATTTTGTCCACGTCTGTTCGAGCATGGTGTATATATCATTGAAGGATGTTGTTGCCTGGTCTTGGCTGTTTGCTATTATGTCAACATTATAGCCGGTAATATTGTGATAATGGGTTGTTAAATACCAGCCTACAGGACTTATAAAGCCGTTCTTGCCGTTACCTCTACCCATTTCAAGGACAAATTCATCAAAGACCACCGTATCATTGGAATTATAAAAGCAATGAATGCAGGCGGTAACCAACAGCTCCCAATCAAACAGCTTTATTCGGAAGTATCTCTCCATTAACTCTACTGCTTTGTCTATTTTTTCCGAGTCAATAAAAATATCCAGGTCATCTAGTTTATTTTCTATGAGGTCACAGGCTAGTAATATGTCTTTATTAACAACAATTTTACCGCTCCTGCAGCCATCAATATAGGAGTCAATATATGGATGATAGTTTTTTCGTCTAGTTTTCATTTACATATTCCACCACCTCCGGCGCAAGCACAACTTTTACATTTCTTCTTCTATATCCACGTCTAGACTTATATCTTTTAAAGATGTGATTATTTTCATTAGTGTGGCTGCAGTACGGTTAGCACTATCTGTTGTTCTATTGTAGGAATTAATAGCCGGGTTAGAATACACATTCTTTCGGCCTTTGACATATTCCTTTGTAACCAGTGTCTCGCTTTCATTAACTTCCTTTTCCAAGTCAGCCAGTATTTTTAGCTGAACTTGATATCGTTTAAACGTTGTAACGAACAAAAAGTTCTGTTCAACACCGCTTTTCTGTGCCGCTTCAAGTATTTTAGAAGCCTGTTCATTCAAGTTAATTTTGGCCATTTATATCACCCCTCAAACTTAAACTAAATTGTGCCTTATAATCTGTATCGCCATAATTTCTTGTCATATATCTTGTACCTCTGTGTGCATTTGTAAATATTTCTGATTTGCTTTGTTTTTTATTTAGAGCATTGTTGAGCATTTTTTCCGCTCCGGAAATATCCCCAGCTAAAGCCATGCCTTTTATGGTGCTGATTGTTTGCTTGGATAGTAAGTGTCTGTATTGTTTTAATTCTTTTACGAAATCATTCATTCAACAACACCGCCTTTTGTCCCGTGAATTGTTCCCAACGGTCTATTATGACATCAATATACTTTGGATCAAGTTCCATCATATAGCAAGTACGGTTTAGTTGCTCGCAGGCTATTAGAGTGGAGCCGCTACCACCGAATCCATCATATATTATTTTTTTATCTGGGTTATCATCTAAAGCCATTGCTATTAATTCAATAGGTTTCATAGTAGGATGTACAGTATTTCTTTGCCTTTTGCATTCCCATATATCTCCTCTTAAAGTTTTTTCACCGCCGAATTTACCATAATAAAATATTATTTCGTGTTGTTTGAAATATTTGTCTAAATGCTGTGCTGGGTTTACTTTGTTCCAAATAATCATAGCTTTTGGTGGTATTCCTAAGTTAGTCATAGCTTGTTTGAATAGATGCTCGTACTGCCAACTGCAGCACACATAAACGGTATCGCATACCATAATGGATTGTTGCAAAAACCCAACAAAGTCATCATCACTCATTTTGTCATTAATAATGCCTCTTTTGTCTTTAACTCCTTGATAGGAAATATTATATGGTGGGTCTGTAAAGACCATATCAGCCTTAACACCATTCATTAATTTTGCTACATCTTCTTCTTTTGTACTATCACCGCACATCAATCTGTGGTTTCTTAATTGGTATATATCTCCTAATTTTGCTTTTGGTTCTTCGGGTAGCTCTACTTCGTAATCGTCCTCTTTCACTTTTTCCGGCTCATCAAGCATTATTTCACTAAGCTCGTCCGTATCAAACCCTGTTAGCTCAAGGTCAAAATTAAAGTCTTGCAAGTTAGCCAATTCAACCTTTAATAGTTCAATATCCCATCCTGCATTTTCTGCAAGTTTGTTATCTGCAATTATGTAAGCTCTTTTTTGCTCGTCTGTTAAGTGTTCAATAAATACACAAGGCACTTCTGTCATTCCCTCGTTCTTGGCTGCAATTATCCTCCCATGCCCTGCAATGACATTAAACCCACCATCTATTAATACAGGATTAATAAATCCAAATTCCCTTATGCTAGCCTGTATCTGCTTGATTTGTTCCTCGCTGTGCGTTCTGGCGTTGTTGGCATATGGTATTAATTTATCTATGTCTATAAGTTCCAGTCTCTCGGTATGTTTGCCCAATTATATCTTCACCGCCTTTTCCCCTGTCAGCGTTTCCCAACGGTTTATTATTACATCGCAGTACCTAGTGTCAAGTTCCATCATGTAGCAGGTGCGGTTTAGCTGTTCACAAGCAATAAGAGTAGAGCCACTACCACCAAATAAAT